AGCGTGGGCGGTGAGCCATGGGGCTTCTCCAAAACGTGTTTTTTGTTGTTAATTCGGTGTAGACTTGTAAACCTAAATCTTTTCAATTTGGTTTACAAGTCGATTATGACAACGGACGATCTTGCCTTTGACCAACGCCATATCTGGCACCCATACACATCCATGACCTCCCCTCTGCCGGTTTATCCGGTCGCGAGCGCCGAAGGTTGCGAGCTAATTTTGTCTGACGGCAGACGCCTGGTTGACGGTATGTCGTCCTGGTGGGCGGGCGATCCACGGCTATAATCACCCGCAGCTTAATGCGGCGATGAAGTCGCAAATTGATGCTATGTCGCATGTGATGTTTGGCGGTATCACCCATGCGCCCGCCATCGAGCTATGCCGCAAACTGGTGGCAATGACGCCGCAACCGCTGGAATGCGTTTTTCTCGCGGACTCCGGCTCCGTAGCGGTGGAAGTGGCGATGAAAATGGCGTTGCAGTACTGGCAGGCCAAAGGCGAAGCGCGCCAGCGTTTTCTGACCTTCCGCAATGGTTATCATGGCGATACCTTTGGCGCGATGTCGGTGTGCGATCCGGACAACTCAATGCACAGCCTGTGGAAAGGCTATCTGCCAGAAAACTTGTTGCTCCCGCCCCGCAAAGCCGCATGGATGGTGAATGGGATGAACGTGATATGGTTGGCTTTGCCCGCCTGATGGCGGCGCATCGTCATGAAATCGCGGCGGTGATCATTGAACCGATTGTCCAGGGCGCAGGCGGGATGCGCATGTACCATCCGGAATGGTTAAAACGAATCCGCAAAATGTGCGATCGCGAAGGTATCTTGCTGATTGCCGACGAGATCGCCACCGGATTTGGTCGTACCGGCAAACTGTTTGCCTGTGAACATGCAGAAATCGCGCCGGACATTTTGTGCCTCGGTAAAGCCTTAACCGGCGGCACAATGACCCTTTCCGCCACGCTCACCACGCGCGAGGTTGCGGAAACCATCAGTAACGGCGAAGCCGGTTGCTTTATGCATGGGCCAACTTTTATGGGCAATCCGCTGGCCTGCGCGGCAGCAAACGCCAGCCTGGCGATTCTCGAATCTGGCGACTGGCAGCAACAGGTGGCGGCTATTGAAGTACAGCTGCGCGAGCAACTTGCCCCCGCCCGTGATGCCGAAATGGTTGCCGATGTGCGCGTGCTGGGGGCAATCGGCGTAGTCGAAACCACTCATCCGGTGAATATGGCGGCGCTGCAAAAATTCTTTGTCGAACAGGGTGTCTGGATCCGGCCTTTTGGCAAACTGATTTACCTGATGCCGCCCTATATTATTCTCCCGCAACAGTTGCAGCGTCTGACCGCAGCGGTTAACCGCGCGGTACAGGATGAAACATTTTTTTGCCAATAACGAGAAGTCCGCGTGAGGGTTTCTGGCTACACTTTCTGCAAACAAGAAAGGAGGGTTCATGAAACTCATCAGTAACGATCTGCGCGATGGCGATAAATTGCCGCATCGTCATGTCTTTAACGGCATGGGTTACGATGGCGATAATATTTCACCGCATCTGGCGTGGGATGATGTTCCTGCGGGAACGAAAAGTTTTGTTGTCACCTGCTACGACCCGGATGCGCCAACCGGCTCCGGCTGGTGGCACTGGGTAGTTGTTAACTTACCCGCTGATACCCGCGTATTACCGCAAGGGTTTGGCTCTGGTCTGGTAGCAATGCCAGACGGCGTTTTGCAGACGCGTACCGACTTTGGTAAAACCGGGTACGATGGCGCAGCACCGCCGAAAGGCGAAACTCATCGCTACATTTTTACCGTTCACGCGCTGGATATAGAACGTATTGATGTCGATGAAGGTGCCAGCGGCGCGATGGTCGGGTTTAACGTTCATTTCCACTCTCTGGCAAGCGCCTCGATTACTGCGATGTTTAGTTAATCACTCTGCCAGATGGCGCAATGCCATCTGGTATCACTTAAAGGTATTAAAAACAACTTTTTGTCTTTTTACCTTCCCGTTTCGCTCAAGTTAGTATAAAAAAGCTGAACGTGAAACATTAAAAATCATTAATATCAATGTGTTACAATATATTTAGTCTAAAAAATAGACTACATGATGCTACAAAACACAACATATCCAGTCACTATGAATCAACTACTTAGATAGTATTAGTGACCTGAGACAGAGCATTAGCGCAAGGTGATTTTTGTCTTCTTGCGCTAATTTTTTGTTATCAAACATGTCGCACTCCAGAGAAGCACAAAGCCTTGCAATCCAGTGCAAAGATTTGTGTGCCTCAGTTTTGTCTAAGTGTTCTACTGAAAACATAGTAAAATCGGCAACAGCTGGAAATCATTCAATACTCGCACTATCGAAAGTTCACCAGCCAACCGCAGCACGTTCTTGCATACGACGTGCTGCGGTTTTCTTTATGATTTATGCACAATGGACAATTTGAAATTATTGATGATTGTATGGTGCATCGTTTTCTGAACCTACACTGATTTTTTGGTATAGCCTTGCCTAGCCAGTCTTACCGGATCAAACCCTTCGCTATTGCAATACTAACCAAAATCATCAGTTTGACAGCGATTAACCAGAATAATAGTATACTATCACCAGTAAGAAATTATCGTTATTTGTAGCGATACATATTATATATATATCATTCTCAGGTGCGTACATGATTATCAACCAGGTACCTATAAAAATAAAAATCTTCATCTTTTTATTTTCATGCATCTCTATTATATTTTTGTTACTGCATGAAAATAATGGAATATACATAACACAAACAACACAAATAAGTTATAGTGTTTTCATTATTGGGCTTTTTTTCATAAACCTGATGATTTTTATTTTTCTATTGCTTTACTATGTTTCTAATCAGAGACAAAGTTATCTCTTAATTCTTTCATTCGCGTTTTTGAGCAACACGTATTATTTATTAGAAGTGGCTATTATTTCTTTATCTCCGTTAGGTAACGATTTATCTACAATCTATCAGAAATCAAATGATATCGCAATATATTATCTATTCCGTCAGTTCAGCTTTATATCTATAATCTTTCTGGCTGTTTATTCCACCAATGTTAAAAATAAAAGTGTTTTAGAAGATAAAAGAAACATAATAATTGTTGTTTTGTCAATATTAATTCTTTTTATTACTCCGTTTGTAGCAAAAAATCTAAGCAGTGACAATATAAAATATAGTCTTAATATTATACAATACTCGCTGAATCGTCATTTGTCGACGTGGAATACCGTGTACACCAAAATAATATCAGTATTTTGGCTTGTATTACTTATCAGCTCATGCATCAGCATACGTAATTACTCAAAAATATGGTTGTGTATAATACTTATTAGTATAGTGTCAGTATGCAATAATCTAATTTTATTGTATTTTATTGATCAATCCCATCCTGCATGGTACATGACAAAATTTCTTGAATTGATATCAATGATTTATATCATTTCAACACTCATGTATTATGTTTTCAGGAAATTAAATCATGCTAATCATATGGCAATTCATGATCCACTAACGAATACATACAATAGAAGATACTTTATTGACTCATTGAAGAATATATCAAAACACCATGATTTCTCAGTAATAATGTTAGATATTGACAATTTCAAAAGCATCAATGACAAATGGGGGCATCATATGGGTGATCAAGTCATAGTAATGGTTACCAGAATAATAAAAAAATCTATCAGGAAAGAGGATATATTAGGGCGCTTAGGCGGTGAGGAGTTCGGTATTATCATTAAAGGTAATACTCAAAAGCTCTTGCTATCAATTGCAGAGCGAATCAGAAAAAACATTGAAGAGCAATGCTCGGAAAAATTATTATCGCATGGACCTGAGAAAATAACTGTCAGTATTGGTTGCTTTACTTCAAAAGAGAATAATCTCAGTCCATCTGAAATGTTAGTCAATGCCGATAAAGCGTTATATCAAGCCAAAAGAACCGGAAAAAACAAGGTGATAACTCACTCAAAATAAACACCTTTTTAAAATACAGCCCCAATAAACTGCAGAATATTATTCCATATAATATCCTGCAGTTCGTAATGCACTATTCGATAATGGGTACTGTTGGCCATTCAATATCCGGTGCAGTTGTTGTATTAACACGGTTCAGCAACACCCGATACTTCTTCCAGGCTTCCAGCAACGAGGTTTCTTCCTCCGTTGCAATTTCCAGATCTGCAGCATCCTGAAGCGGCGCAATATGCTCACTGGCTACCTGCATCAGGCTGTTTTTTGTTTCTTCCGCCTCCCGGATCCGGAACAGTTTTTCTGCTTCTGCATCTTTCACCCAGGCTGTGCCGTTCCACTTCTGATATTCCCCTCCCGGCGACAACCAGGTAACATTTTCCGGTAACGGACCGAGTTCAGAAATAAATAACGCGTCGCCGGAAGCCACGTCATAAACCGTTTTACCCCGATGGTCTTCAACGAGATGCCACGATGCCTCATCACTGTTGAAAACAGCCACGAAGCCTGCCGGAATATCCGGCGGTGCAATATCGGTACTGTTTGCTGGCAGACCTGTATGAGACGGAATATATGCATCACCTTCACCAATAAATTCATTAGTTCCGGCCAGCAGATTATAAATTTTTATGGTCCGTGGTTGTTCACTCATTCTGAATGCCATTATGCAAGCCTCACAATATAGTTAAATGCGATGTTTTTGACGGTGTTTTCCGCGTTACCCGCAGCGTTAACGGTGATGGTATGTCCATGTGAGCCAATCGCAACGGAGTGCGTATGAGCACCAATACCGACAGTATGTGCATGTGCGCCTGCGCTTGCAGCAGTGCCGGACAGCGAGTGGGTATGAGCACCATCTGATGATGTCTTCCCTGCATTACGAGTCTGGCCACTACCGCTTGTTGTGCTCATAATCCCCGCGCTTAGATTTGAAATCGCAGTATAACCATTAGGAAAAATGCTCGTGTTCGTGCCACCAAATGCACCGGAACTCTTGTGTTGGTGCGCACCGGCACTATTTGCTGTCCCGCTAATACTATGGGTATGTGCACCAGTGTTATTCGTGGATTTAGTGCCGTAATCAAAAGATGATGTGGTTTTCGTCCCCAAATCCGTACTGGATGCGCTGGCGCTGTGGGTATGCGATTTAATGCCATCCTGTTCCTGAGACAATACGGCACGACCACTGGCGGGCTTGCCCTTAATCGTCCAGCCACGCATATCAGGGATCACGCCTGACGGATAAGCGGCTGCAAGTTTCGGGTAAGCAGATTTGTCAAAAGTCTGCCCCTGCATCAGGGCATAACCAGACGGAACGGTATCTGATGGCCACGGGATTGGTGCACCGACTGGATAAAACTCTGCAGGAGGATGAGCCGAGGTGTAAAGCTGCGCCCACGGCGACCAGTTTGCGTCGGTCATATCCCGTCGTGAACGAATAAATGCCGGAGCATGAGCACCGCTTGTACCACTCCAGCCGATGAGTAACTCACCTTCGCCAACGGCTGTCATCCCTTTCAGGTGAATGATATTTCCATACGCTGTTGGATATCCGTTGTTATACACCTCGTATAACTCAAGACCTGCTGCCCCCTGCGTATTGTCTGTCAGCGCGGTTACCCGACCTTTTGAAGCCAGATTAACTGATGATACTGCTGTTCCACCTGACGGTAACGCCCCGATCTCTGATGCCGTTGGCTTATTTCTGGAGTTATAGTCCCTTCGCCAGCCAGGTGAATAATCTGTTCCGTGATTAATATAGGTAAACTGGGCGTTAGTTGTTCCACCACCAGTGGAGGTGGTCGGTGTGGTAATGCGGATCGTCATCGCTGACTTTATCCCCATTACTTCAATGACAGCTCCGGCGAGATGAATATTACCGCAGTCAGTATCAGTAATGATTTTATTATTGCCATAAGACCAGGACCCCTTGCACATCCAGTAGGGATGGTTAAATGCTCCCTGAGAATCCAGCCACTCGATAAACTGTGCAGTCGTCCAGTTTCCTGTTGTTGTGCTTACTGACCCACCGAAGGCACGGCAGGCACCAATATTTTTCGTAAAGGTGTCTTTGCCAGGGATATCCGCACCGTTCTGATCTTTCTGCAGACGTTTCTCAGCATTGTCATTGGCTGCTTTTACTGCCTTTGGCGTTGCCGCCAGCGTTTCAGACGTGCTGTTGGTCGCGCTGCTTAACTGGATTATCCCTTTCTGTGCTGTCGTTGCATCCTGTGCGGTGTATTTCCCGTTAGCCAGGTCATACGCGGCCTTAACGGCTTTTGGCGTTGCCGCCTGTGACTCGGAAGTGCTGTTGGTCGCACTACTGAGCTGGACTATCCCCTTTTTCGTCGTGCTCGCATCCTCAAGCGCCACGGCGGATGCAATATCCTCTGCCCGTTTTGCCGCTGTCTCGGCGCGCGTTGCCGCGGTTTCTGCCGTACTTTTGCTCTGTGCTGCCGCTGTCGCACTGCCAGCAGCCTCTGTCGCCTTCGTGGATGCTGTCGTGGCGCTGCCCTTCGCTGCTGACGCCTGTCTGGTCGCCTCATCTTTTGAAGCTGACGCCGATGATGCCGATGAAGCCGCCGAACTGGCGGACGATGCGGCAGCCGTTTTTGAGGATTCTGCGCTGGTTTCCGACGCTTTCGCGTTCGTCTCGGATGTCTTCGCTGCGGAAGCAGACCTCGCTGCTGCACTGGCCTGTTCAGTGGCTTCGCCAGCCTTCGTTGTGGCTGTTGAAGCAGACGAGGCGGCACTTTCTGCCGACTTTCCGGCAGCGGTGGCACTGGCTGAGGCCTGCCCGGCACTTGTTGAGGCGGCACTGGCAGATGATGCAGCCGCTGTTTTTGTAGCCTGCCGCAGCTGAGGCACTCTGTCCCGCTGCCGTTTCAGAAGACCTGGCGTTCGTCTCAGACGTCTTTGCCGCCTTCGCGGAATTTCCTGCCGCCGTTGCCGAGGAAGCGGCACTACTGGCGCTTGATGATGCGTTCGTTTCTGATGATTTCGCTGCCTCTTTTGAGGCCGCCGCATCCCGGGCTGAGGTGGCAGCTTCTGACGCCTTTGTGGTCGCTGCGGATGCAGAAGTGGCTGTAGATTTTTGTGACGCTGCCGCATTCGTTTCTGACGTTTTCGCCGCACCGGCACTGGTAGCTGCCGCGCTTTTTGAGGACTCTGCAGCGGCAGCACTTTTTGATGCTTCAGTAGCCTTTGTTGATGCCGTTCCTGCGCTGGAAGACGCTGACTGAGCCGACGTCGCGGCCTGCCCGGCTGATGTGCTGGCTGCGCGTGCTGAGCCTGCAGCATCAGTCGCATGGGTTGCCGCCTCACGTGCTGATGTGCCGGCATCGCTGGCTGACTTCTTCGCGGCTGCCGTGTTCTGTGCCACCGCGGACGCGTTACGCGCCACCTCTTCCACCATCAGTTCAAAACGGCGCAGTGCCTCAGGACGGGCATCATCCTCCGTCATGGCACCGAGAAAATCATTCAGCGTACCGGGTCGGGAATCTTCATACACGGTGATGGTCCCGGCATGTGACGGCGGGAATCCCTCCACCAACAGAATAACGCTGTACTGCCCGTACTCAACGTCCATGCTGTAACGCCCGGCTTCATCCGGATTTTCTGAGGCCAGCGTGTTCACCACCACCGTGGTGCTGTTACGTTTTGCTTTCAGCTGGATTGTGCAGTTCTGTACCGGTTTTCCTGTGCCGTCTTTCAGTACACCTGAAATCTTTACTGCCATATTCACCCCACAAAAAAGCCCGCCTGAACCGGCGGGCTGTCATAACACTGTGTTACCTGGCTAATCAGAATTTATAACCGACACCCACGATGAAACCGTCAGTGCGCCAGTCACCACTGCCGGAGCCTTCATAAGCAATATCAATGGCCACGGATTCGGTCGGGTTAAACTGCACGCCAGCCCCCCACGCCAGAGACGTGTTGCTGTGGCGACCGTCATCACTTCCGGTCAGCACATCGTGCTTTTTCCCCTTGTTGTCAGTTACGCGAAGATAATCCCCGGAGAAAGTCGACACACGGCTGTAAGCTACACCCGCCATCGCATACGCGCTGAACCATTCATTTACGCGCACAGACGGCCCCGCCATTACGCTGAACCAGCGGTTACGCACGGAATCTTCATGCCAGCGGGTATCGCTGTAACGGGTCAGCTGGCGATTCTTGTCTCCTGCATAGCTGAATGACGTCACCAGCCCCAGTGTGTCCGTAAACTCATAACGGTATTTCACGTTAATCCCGTTCAGATCATCACTGCCGGGGACGTTCGTCGAGGCATGAAGATACCCCGCGCTCAGCGTGGACTGATGTTCAGACGCCCATGCAGGCGCACCGGATACGGCCAGACAAATGGCTGCGGACAAAATTGCTGCACAAACTTTACGCATAATTACCTCTCGCTTTTCTGCAATAAAAAAGGCGTCATTCCTGACGCCCTTTATTGGGGTTATAAATATTTCAACGAATACTGATGCCGGAAGCGGCTTTTTTGGTCACAATCACCGTACAGTCGGTGATATTGCCTGCCCCCTGATTGCCTTTCTGGAAAATCTTAAACTCCAGAGTGACGCTTCCCCTGCCACTCGGCATATCAATAACTGCACTGTAACTACCGGGAATGGCCCCTTTAGTTTCTCTGGATGCGATTAATACGCCGTTTTTGCGAACTTCAAAACCATAACCCGTGTATCGCGTGCCTCCTGGGTTATTTCCGCTCCCCGGATCGTCATACGCTATACCGTTAAAAATAATGGGCGGAATAATAATCTGGCGGTCAAAGTTATGATCATCGCTGATGGTGACTGTAACCGTACCGTTTGGTGTTTCCGTGTTACCCCACGTACCGACTTTTTTCGGGAAGGCTTTTGATACAGCTTTAACGAAATCTCCTCTGACCTGGGTCGCCTCCAGCATGCCCTTAATCGTACAGTTCTGGTTAATC